GACGCTACATCAGGAGCTGTAAACAGTGGCGGCGGTGGTGGTGGCGGAATTAACACCACTAGCGGCACTGCTGGCTCCGGCGGCTCCGGCATCGTGATCATTCGATATGTGACTACATAATGCTCTACTCCATTCACAACCAACGGCCAGCACCACTGCCCCACTTGATACGGCTATCAGATGGACGGCCGCGCACCGATCCCGCCAGTTTCACCGCTGAGGAGATAGCAGACGCCGGCTACATCGGCCCATACACCGAACCCGCTTACGACGCTGCCACTGAGCAGCTCCTATGGGTGGATGGCGCCTATGTGATCGAAGCGCTACCTCCTCCAATTCCAACACCGCGCTGGGTGGACTTCAGCGCAGCCATAATGGCCATGCCTGCCATCAATGCAATGCTCGGCGCCGTGCTGCAAGCTGCGCCTGGCCTATACGGTGGATTGGTGGTTGGCCTACAGCAAGCCAGCGAAGGCGATAGCCGCGTGTTTCTCAACTCCTGGCACGCTGCCATTGCAATGATGCTGGTAAGCGAGGAGCTAATTGCTACCGTGCAGGGAGTAGCCACCGAGTACGACCTGCCAGAATCATTCATCAATGCGCTGGGCTAAACTGCTGCTATAGCACCCTCGGTCATGATCGAAGTTTTAGCGGCCGTGGCCGGCGCAGGCATAACAGCAGCAGCCATGGGCTTAGGTGGCTTCAGTAGACGCAACGACGAGGCTCGTACAGCCGTGATCCGCCTGACCACCTCCGTGGAGCACATCGCCACTCAGCTCGAAGTGATCCACACGGACATGCGTGACGCCAACCGCGAAACCTTCAGCCGCCTTAATCTCGTCGAGCAGCGGCTAGCTAAGCTAGAAGCACACCCACACCCGTAACCGTGGAAGTCCTTAACCATCCCGCAACCTGGATCGTGATAGCTGCGCTTAGCGAGTTGATTGCCTTGTCACCGCTTAAGTCCAACAGCATCATTCAATTGGTACTACAGGCCCTGTACGCAATCAAGCCGGGAAAGCGCTGATCAACTTTGGCAAGCATGGATGGCAACGTCGGCTAGAATTCGCCATTCGCAAATGGTGGTTTGAGCTGATGCTGCCCGCCAGGCTAGAGAAAGCTGAAGATGCCTGGCACGCAGCGCAACCTACAGATCCCGATCCAGTGATTATTGAGCACCCGCCGCAGCCTGGTGACAATGAGCTATTAGGCGGCGGCATGAGTATCCACGCACCATGGGAACGTGACTAAAGCACCCGTCAGACTCGCTGACCTGTTCCGCTACTACAAGGCGCTGCCGCATCAGATGGCGGCCATCGTTGAATTAGAGGCGGCGTTATTAAAGGTTGCGCCTGATGCCTTTAATAAGGACCAGCCGTGGTTCAAGACCTGGAGCCAAGCTGGCAAACAACACGACTACGCTCCGGCCGTAAAGCTGATCAAGCAGTTTGAAGGCTGCCACCTTGAAGCCTACGCAGATCCCTTGCATGGCTGGAGCGTTGCCACCATCGGCTACGGCGCCACACGCTACCAAGATGGTCGCAAGGTGCAACGTGGCGACAAGATCAATGTCATCGAAGCCGAGGAACTGCTAGAGCAAGAGATCAAACGCATTGCCGACAAGTTGGCCAGCAGCGTCCCAGCGTGGAAGGAGATGTGTGCTGAGCAGCAGTGTGCGTTGATCAGCTTTGCCTACAACCTAGGCCCTAGCTTCTACGGTGCTGCCGGATTTGAAACTATCAGCAAGCGGTTGCAGGAAAAAGATTGGAACGATGTTCCCTCTGCGCTTGAGCTGTACCGCAACCCAGGCACGAATGTAGAAACTGGCCTGTTGCGTCGCCGCCGCGCTGAAGGCGCCATGTGGGCAGAAGGTATGGTGAATCATCCAGTACAGCAACAATTGCCGTATAAGGTGAATCCATCTGATCCATTTGGCACAAGGCTATCGGCTAATTTTACGCTTGGCGAATTTGCGTTAGGCCAACCTGCAAGGCGATTTATTGCGCAACATCAAGTAGATACTGCAGCGGAACTGGTTGCATTTCTAGAGCGAGTGCGGATTGCTTTTGGCGGCAAGCGTATCACCATCACATCCGGCTACCGGCCGCCTGCAATTAACAAGATGGTAAATGGTGCCATTTCGTCTGAGCACCTATATGATGCCCCTAATGTAGGTGCGGTTGACTTTTACGTTGACGGCGCTGATATTCACAAGGTGCAAGCATGGTGCGATAAGCATTGGCCGCATTCATTGGGTTATGGCGCCGCTAAAGGTTTTGTGCATCTTGGCATCCGCCAAGGACGGCCGCGGGCACGATGGGATTACTAAGTAGCTGGTGAAAGAATATACGTGCTTGCCACTCTTGATGGTGTTCTTTACATATGCCATTACTGCATACGCGCCATGTATTATCTATACGCTCAATAGTCGGCTGTGGCATGATGCTGCTAGGCCAGGCGGCTTGATCAGCCTAGGCCACCTAACGGGGTACCGTGCAGCTCCTTGCCTTTGGTTAGCATCATTCGCAATCGAAACATGCCAGCCTTTTCAAACCGTTGTAATTGCGAAGCTGTCATGCCAGTGGCGGCCTCCAGCTCAGGCCATGTCATTGGCTTCTGCAGCCGTCTGCTTCTTATTACATAAGCTGACCGCTCATCTAAATACATATCCATCAACTCCATCATCTCTGACGCTTGCTCGCTGATGACATGATCATCTACTGGCGGCGCATCGGCAATCATATCCAAGATAGATGCCGTATCATTGTTGGCTGATATTGCATCAAGGCTGCACACCGCATAGCTGCGATGTATTGCATCATGTATTGCAGTTAGACTGATGGCCATATCATCTGCTACCTCTTGCATGGATGGCATACGCCCTAACCGCTGGCCTAGGTCCGATGTGGTGCGGGCTACTTTTGCAAGAAGATCGTGCAACCCAGTTGGCAGCCGGATCATTGCATCGCTTTGAGATATTGCCCGCTGAATGCCTTGCTTGATCCACCAATATGCGTATGTCGAAAACTTATAACCTCGTGAATAGTCAAACAACTCAACCGCACGCGCTAGGCCAATGTTACCTTCTTGGACAAGATCCATTATCTCCAGTGATTTGCGTTTACGGTTCTCGTACTTCTTTGCTACGTGCACCACTAGCTGCAAATTGCATTGCATGAATCGTTCACGGGCACGCATTCCACTGCGCATTATGCGTTGCTCTGCTGGCGTTAGCGGCCTGCTAATGTCACGTAACTCACGCATTGCTGCGATGCGCCTGCCGTATTGGATCTCTTGGTCCACTGTGAGCAGTGGATAGCGGGCAATCTCGTTAAGGTAACTCTTAAATGAGGATGACATTATGAATCCACTGGTTCACACAATGGAGGCTCAATTCCATGGCGCCGCCAATGCGGCTGCATTACGCCGGATGCATCAAGCGCAAGACTGGAATGCCTTGCTGGAATATGCGTTGTTGCTAGCGGAGTCTGAAGCATCGCAGAAGTCGCAGATTCGATGGTTGGCAGGTGAAGCAATGCGTCAATCCACATGGCGGTAGGACTTGCGCAAGCAGATTCTTGAGATTGTATCAATGTGGACGCCATATTCGATGCTTAATGCAACAAGGCTACGACCTTTGGCACGTTCTTCGCGTATTGCGCGGACATCATCGGCCGTAAATACTGAATTTGCATGGTCAGTGCCTTTTGGGTGCCGTGCTGGGCCGACGTGGATTGATTCATTTTTACTATCCAGCCAAGGCGCAATGGTACGAAAACGATGCGGACAGCTAGTGCAACGCCGCCAGCGGTGAATCATGTCACCTTTATTTACAGTGGTGTAGATATGCGTGACACCATCGCAAAGTGGGCAATTCATTGGGCCTCTAGCTCGGCGGCGATGTCGAGCACGTCTTGGCGGATGGCGTCGGCACCTTGGATGCGGACTGCGAGAGCACGCAGTGCGGCGGCAATGCACACCTCCTGCCAGTTGTCATCAAACGGGTAAAGCTCATGATGATCGCTAAAGGCATCCAGTACTGCCTGCGCGGCGGGGGATAGGTCAGTCATCGGTGGTCTCGGGTTCAAATTGATACTGCGGCAGCCACTGGCCATTCTTATCAGTGAATCCTGCCTCGTGCAGGAACTGCCTAGCGGCGGTGGCGTCGCCGGCCATGGCGCGTTCTAGCAGGGTTGGTGCGGTGAGCTCGGCGGCGAGTTGCATCAGGGTTGATGATGGAACCGCGTACCAACTCTCAGAATCGCTCCATGCGTGGGCCACGTGCATGAGCACCTTGGCAATGCCATAGCGCACGTTGACCGCTTCCTCGAACTCATCAATCAAGCGCTGGGCGCGGCTGGTGAGGTGGTTAGTCATCATCTGGGGGATCGCAATCGTGCATGGCGTAATTAAAGAAAAGGGCAGCAGCCAAAAGCACTGCCCATAATGCAAAAAATGTAATCAAAAGGCAACCTCCTCTGTTGGTGCAGTGCGCGGTAAGAATTCAAACCGCTGCACGCTTAGTACATGCTTGCTACGCTTATCGCCTGTGGTTTTATCTGCCCACTCCTGGCGTTTTACATTACCGCTAACGATGATGCAATCACCCTTCTTGCAGCGATCAACTACTACCTCAGCAGACTTGCCCCAGATTTCAATGTCTATTGCATTGCTGATGTAGACACCTTGCTTATCTTTGCCTTCCATAATGCCGCCAGCAAAGTTAGCGACCATGGTGCCGGTATCAAAGGTGCGCAGCGATGGTTCAGAAATAATGCGAATAATGCCGGTTGCGTAGAGGCTCATGTCAGTGGTGTAATGGAATTGGATTCTTCAAATGCCAGCACTTGTGCTAGCGGATAACGGACACGTGAAGTGCCACGTGGTGCGCTGTTGCGTGGAATGGTGTAATACACCGGGCCAATGCCTCGTGCGCGTTGGCCTTTAATGGTGGCAGGGCTTAAACCCCACCGTGCTGCTAGCTGGTCAGTGGTTAGATACGGTTCAATCATCAAACGGATCCTCTTCAGCAGTGGCGAAACTGGCTTCCTTCTCCAGCGCAAGCGCTAGCAAAGTTTCCTGTTGTTCTGTCGATAGGTCACCTTTGCGGGCCTCCATGCGCTCGGTCACCTTGGCCAATGCTTCCATAGTGGTTGCCTTGGCAATAGCAGCCTTACCGGCGGTGAATACCTTATCATCGCCAGCAGGGGCAACGCTGGTCACTGTCACCGGCTCCACTGCCTGGTCCATCTCATCGGTGCTGTAGACGCCTGAGAGGTCAGCAGGGAATGCCTTGCGCAATGCCAGCGCTTCGCTGCATTTGGCGATCATGGTGGCGCCCATCTTTGACCACAAGCCTTGGCCGGCGTTGTAATCCTGGAACCGCGCCACACCAGTAAATGGATGGCCGGCACCTTTGCGCCAGATGGTGGTCTTGGCCGCGGCAGGCGGCTTACTACCAAGCCATACATCAGTCCAGACGCCATCTTCGCCGCACCAGAGCGTCTCAGAGCCATCGAGTTGGCCGGTGCGTTCAGCGATGCTGCGCAGGCCATCAATGCCGGCTTGGATGGTCATCTTGCCGCCACGCTTGATGGCGTATATCTGCTTCGAGAACGGATCTAACCCGGTCCGCTGGCAGGCATAGGCAAATAGCCGTAGCTCATCGTTACTGCAACCTGGTGCGATGGTGGTGGAAATTAACTGGGTTTGCTCTGGTGTCCAGAGTGTTAGGGAACTAGAAGTCATCGGAAGTAATGGTTGGATTAGCGTTGAGTGCCCATTTAGGCAGGCTCAGCGGTTGAATGGTGTTGCCATAGCCAGGCCATTCGGAGATGGCGCGGCAGTCGGCAATGGTTTGTAAATTGTTGCGGCGTTCGTAATCGCCAAATTGCACGGCATCAGCATCTAACTCGTACACACCAACGGCATACGGGTAGCACTTTTCCACTGCAATAAACACAAACCGCTCGGCAAAAGTGCCGGCAAGATAATGGCTCTGCTGGACGTGATACCGCCACTGCGCAACCGACTTAGCGAATCCTTTTGGACTTGCATCAACCGTGGTCTTAAGGTCCACGATGGTGCTGCCGGTGTACCAGTCAGGGCGGCATTTGCATCGCAGACCAGTAGCAATATCATCAAACCAGAAGCTCTGCTCAGCCTTGCCGTCACGCAGCAATGCAGCAGCAGCTTGATGGCTGCGGACGCTGGCGGCCATTGCCATCGCCTGCTCCATTTCTGGTGCAGTGACAGCTTCGATGCCAGCAGCTTCCATTGCAGCAACAGCAGCCTTACCTGCATTGGTGCGGCGATCTGGTGCGATGCCATATCGGCTGGCAAGCTGATCTGGTTCCAATACCGCGCAATGGGTCAAGCTGCCGAGCTTCATTGCTGCCGTCTGCACTGATGGCGGACGATCTGGGTTGATAAAGCGGCTCCAGTAGTGGTAGGGGCTAGCAGCAACCGCATGGAGGTGGCTGGCGCTAACGGCTGGATCGGCGTGGTAGTCAGCGTTGCTGGTCATGCTGTCACCCCATAACGCAGTTCACGATGCAGCCGGCTGGTGACGCCATAGGTGGCAACCATCATCGGCCATGTATTTAAGATGAGGCGCTTATTAGCAGGATCTGCAGCAAGGCCTGCATTACCCAGTCCTTTGTAAAAACTGCCGCCGAATTTTTGAGCAGTAACGAATGTCCAAAAGATGTCAGAGTCGCTCATTTGACGCAGGTAAGTTGTTGTTGTTGGGCAAGAATGGCTTGGTCGCGGCCACCGGCATAACCAGCGGCATAGATGGCGACCATTACCACCAATACGGTGATGCGGTTGATCCAAGGGTTAGCGATCATGATGCAAGCGCCACACGGACGCGGTAACGGGTGATATGCAGGTGATTAGCAATGCGGCGTTGGCTCCAGCCGTAGCTGTGCAGCCGTTTGGTGCGTTGCTCGGTGCTCTCGGTAGCCCACAGCAGCACTAGCAGCGGCAGTAGCAGCAGGGCGAGGATTAAGGCGAGGGTTGTAGTCATGGTTCTCGGGTTGGGGTGCCGGGTCGTCCGGCTTGCGCATATCCTACACCCTGTTCCGCCGTGGTCAACCCTAGTCCCTGTTGCATCGGCAACAATCCGTCACATATCCAGTCGCTACCCTGCCGGCATGGACGACCGCCAGATACAGCACCTCATCAACCACGCCATCCGCGAGCATGAGCTGCGCGTTGCGCTGTGGTCAGGGTTGCTAGGCCTGCTGCTGCTGCTCGGCACCTGGCACGCCATTTGGATGTGCCGCTAGGAGCTGCTCAGCATCCTCGACGCTTCTGGCCACACCAGCGATACCACCTGCTGCTTGCACTGCATCCAGCCATTGCTTCTGTTCTGGCCGCAGCCTGCCGGTAGCGGTCTTGACTTCGATGCTGGTGAAGACGGCGACGGTGGCGCCAACCATGTCGGCGGTGATCGTGCGGCTGGTCCAGCCGATCAGGTCAGCGCTGCCTTTAGCAAGTCCAAAGCTGACCGGTCTGCCGTGGTAGTCGCGCAGCACGCCAGTGTTATTGCGGAACAGCCTGGTACTGCCAGCGCCACAGGTGAGGCGGATGTGTTGTTGGATGGATTGCTCAGATGGCAAGGTCTAGCTGCTGCATTGGTGGTGGCAGCGTAACTGCACCCCATTGTTGCGCCATTGCATCAGCCACGCCTTGATAGGTGCGGCTGCGTTCCTTCCATCGATCTGGCCCCGGCGGCATTCGATGCACATTGGCTTCGCGGCCACTGACCACATGCGTTGGCTTCAACCGTGGCAAATTCTTCAACCACAAGCATGTCGCTTTGGTTTCACCGTGACCAAACCACCACGGCTGAATGATCTGCGATGGGGGGGCGATGGCGCTGCTGATGATGCTCACCGGGTTTTCGATACACCAGCGGTCGATGGGTGCTGCCATAAGCAGACGCACAAAATCGAGCGCTTCTGCCTGCTCGCGTTGCTTGCGGTGAAAGTGGCGGCTGCCCGATACCGCTAGATGCGTACATGGCGGGTGAGCAATCATCAGATCCCAACCATCGCCGAGCACTTCCTCGACTGGTTGCTGCAGGTGCCATTGCGGGTCGCCTTCGCATGGCAACAGATCGCAGCTCCATGCAAAATGCCCGCGACGCCGGAATGCGTCACGGACACGAGCGCTGTATTCGCAGGCAACTAAGACGCGCAATGGTCAAAGGGTTGCGGCGTAGGCAGTCATGGCAGCTTGACGAGCTTTGGTAGCAGCAATCATGGCGCCTTGCAGCTTTGTGTACTTGGCAGAAGGCTTGTTGCCGGGTTTGGCTTCAATGGCGTGCAGCGCATAGAAAGCGTCCTTGGCGGCTTTCTCGGCGGCTTTAGCTTGACGGACTTGTTGAAGGGTCATGGTTCTCGGTGTGGGGTGCAGGCCTTGCCTGCTGTCCCCAAATCATACACCCTATTCCGCCGTGGTCAACCGTAGTCGGTCACATTCCGTAACGCTTGGCCAACCTTGCCAGATACACGCGTTCGGCCCAGCCAACTTTATATCCTCGTTGCTGCGCGATCTGCCGCAACTGCTCAAGCGTCTGCGCACTGCCTTGCTCGCGCTTGGCTTGCCGGCGTTGCACCTCCACCAACTCCCCATCAACCTGCTGCAACTCCCTAGCCTCAGCGGCAAATGTATGGCCGCACTCACCGCACTGCTTAACCTGGCTGGCCATTGCAGCAAAGCACTGTGGGCAGACCTTGACACTGGGCGCCTTATCCCGATCCCGCTTGCGCTCGCCATCCAAGGTCCACTCACGTGGTTCTAGGTGGTGGCCAAGGCGCAAGGTGTTGCCGACATGATCGAGCACCACTGCAGCAGCCTTGCCCGGTGATGGCCTTAGGCATCTGCCGATCATCTGCAGGTGCAAGCTGGTGCTAGCGGTAGGCCTAAGCAGGATGCAGCCACCAACTGATGGCACATCTACGCCTTCACCAATTAAGGAGCAGGAGGCCAAGATGCGTATCCGACCAGTGCCTAGCGCCTGCAGCAGGTCACGGCGCTGCTCGCTGGTCATGCTGCCGTCAATGCTGGCGGCTGGGATGCCCGCACCCATGAATAGCCGTGCCACTGCCTCCGCATGTGCCACTGAGCAGCAGAATGCAATCGCCGTCTGGCCATCGAGGTGCTTGCGGTAGTGGCTAAGGCAGTCACCCATGATGGTGCCGACCCGATGCTCAGCTTTACGGGTGTCAAAATCACCCATCCGCTTACGCAAGCCGGTAGTATCAAACCCTGGTGGCGCCAGCACCCGTGCGCTAGCTAGGAAGCCGTTGTCCGTTAGCCATGCAGCCGATGGACCTTCCACCATGACCTGATAGTGCTCGCCTAGGCCGCGGCCATCGAGGCGTATCGGGGTTGCAGTGACACCCAGCAGGTGCGCAGACTGGAAGTGGTCCAGTGTGCGTGCCCATGTGCCTGCATTGCTGTGGTGTGCCTCGTCGATGATCACCAGTTGAAAGAAATCCCTAGGCAGTTTGTGGAGCCTGCGAGCCAAGGTCTGTACACTGGCCACCTGCACCGCTGCAGATAGGTCCATGGCGCGGTTGGCGGCGATCACACCATGTGGCATGGGTAGTGCGCGGCAGGCTTGGTCCAGCAGCTCCTGCCGGTGCACCGCAATAAGCACGCGGTTACCCTTGCGGGCGGCAGATTGAGCAATGTGGCTGAAGCAGACAGTCTTGCCAGCACCAGTGGGCAGCACTGCCAGCACCTTGCGGTGGCCTAGCTGGTATTGGCCGCGTATCTCGGTTACTAGCTGTTGCTGGTAGGGGCGGAGGTTCATAGTGGTAGCTCAAGTTGAGTGCCGTCAGCGGGTGCACCATGCATTGCTATTTGTGCAATGCGCACAATTCGTTGCTGCTGGCTGTATGCAGGCCTTGCGTAGCCAAGCTGGTAGAGCTGTAAATCGTTCTGCAGCAATGCAATTGCCACTGCTCGCCAAGATGGCGCACGACCTGATGCCGCAATTTTGTTTGGCACTTCATCAGGTATGTCCTCCAAATAACAACGGCGCTGCCACGTTTGGACGTATTCCAAGACTCGCTTGGTAGCGCACCTCCCAGGCGCAAATGGCTCGATCCGCTTGTCGGTTCGCCAATGTCCGTTGCTCATCAGTTAAAAGGCCCCATGCTTGTCGTGTGATGTCTTCAGGGCATCTCAAGGCTAAAGCGCAAGCAGCGTGGCCTATCCATGCCCTGCGGTTTAAGTTGTAGTCAGTCAAGGCATTGACGCAGCTGTTGGGCCATTCGCGTGTAACTCGTTGCATATATCGCCCGTAAAGGCGATGGTTACCGGTAAAGATAACAGCTCTTTGCAGGTAGAGGCGCCTGTTGGCAACCTCTCCCCACATGTTGGCTGAAACCTCTTCCCACTGGTCAATTCGCAACCAAACTCTCTTCAGCTTCATCAGTTAGTTCCACTTCGTCCATTTGGTCGACCTCCCAAGATTTGCTAAATTCTTTGCCCAAGAACAAAGAAGCCAGCCCTGTAATCTGTTTAAGCCGCAACAGCTCATCAGGGCTCATGCCAATATGCTTGCAGATCCAAGCGTCGCCTTTGCCCATTTCAATAAGCTCTGACACAATCACGCTCATTAGTTCGATGTTGTGCGAACCACGGGCGCGGTTATGGCGGATGGTAGAGGCCATGCGATCATGCAACTCTTTGCGCAAAACCACAACAGGTAACAAGCCATTTTCCCGCTCTAAAATTCGTTTGCTATTTTTAAGCGTCAAGAATCTGTGAAAACCGTCAATGACCACATATAGGTCGCGCTCGGCATCATGCACCACCACGACAGGCTGCGTATAGCCGTCTTCCCAGATTGATGTTTCAAGTAGCGCCATTTCAGGCGGCGCCACGGAATTAGGGTTGTAATCATTGGCGGTAACTTTCTCGATAGGAATACTGCGTACGGAGTAAACCGGGGATCGCCAAGGGTATGAATCGTTCTCATCATGCAGCTCGTCTCCCTTGAGGGGTGGGTTGAAAACGCAAATTAAAGTAGTTGGCTCCAGCGCTTCAAACGTGTGCGCGTCGTGCTTGTCAAGGACATAAGTAACGTCGGGCGCAACGGCGTGGATTTCCTGTGTTGCCTCGTTAATTAACAACCCCTTTCCGCTGACGCAATAGCAAGTTTCTAGGTGATGCTGGTAATGCCAGCGATGCGGCTTGCCTGGATGCACAACGGTTTTTGTCATGCCATAACCCATGCCGTCAGCCTCGACAACGAGGCGATGGCTAGTAAAGCCACCTTTTGGGCAACTAACAATGCGATTAACGGGAAGCTGGTTGGCGTTAAGGATTTTCATTTTAAGACTTGGCTGTACTTGAGTTGGATTGATTTTTGGCGACGTTGTTGCTCCTGAGTTGGAGCTAGGCCAAGGTATTTACAAGTGTGGTCATTTTTGAGAACGGTAATAGCAAAGCGCTTCCACGAAGTAACCATGCTGTTATGGCACGGCAAATCATCAAGGTGATCTGGCGGCACTTTAATGACGACACGTCGCAAGTTATTGCCGCCGTGCCGAGTGGTTCCGTTTAGATAAAAACGAATACCAATCTGTTTAAGTGCTGCAATAATTTGCTCTGGCAAGCCGCGCCCCACTCTTCCCCAGTATCGGATTGATTGAATGAAGCGCTGCTTAAAATTTACGCTTGACTGATTTGGAAGTGTTGCAAGCAAGAATTTAACAAATGATTTCCAAGTGTGGCCAGCAGGCAATTTGAATGATTTGTAATCAAGCTGTTTGCCGTAGGTTGCCATAAAATTAGCGCCGCCAACCCTAGCGCAAAGTCGCGCCCAAATTTGCGGGTCGATTATTCGATACATCGCAAGGCTAGATTTAGACTCCGACATAAACGGAGATGCAACCCGCATTGTTTTAATGGGCACGCCAGCCATGTAAAAGATGTCATACAGTTTGTTGTAATCCCATCCGAACTTAGCGTTGGCAACCCAAATGTCCTCAGTGCGCCAATCGTAGATTGGATAGCAGTTGTAAGTGTGGGCGGTATTCTTTTTCGTCCACATCATTCCGGCCATTGTTTCCTTGTCTTGGTTCATAATCGCCCTGAAGCGATTTAATGATTCAACTGTGCGGATGCCAATAAGGTTGGCGCATGATTCGCCTTGACTGTACCATTCTGCAAACATGTCCCAAAATGTTGCGTAATCCATATTTTCTATAAACAGATCTCCAAACGGATGATTTGAAAGGTTTACAATATAGTCATCAGTTGGCATCGGTCGAATCCATCTATGGCGGTCGTGCTCACCCCAGCACTGCCAGTCAATTTCGTAGGAAGAAACGGTGCAGGGCAGGCTAATGGGCAGGCAACACCAGTACACGTCAAGCACGTCTAAATTGTTGCGGATAATGTCGTGCATAAACTGCTCGCTGTGCGTGTAGTTTGCCTCGTTGTCCATTATTTGCACGCCTATCTTTGTATTAATTCGGTGTTTGCGCACATAATCAATCACAAGATTGAGCAGCACGCCCGAATCTTTGCCGCCTGAAAAAGAAACGTAAATTCGCCTAAAGTTTGCAAAGACAAAGTCCAAACGTTGCTGCGATGCGGTGTAAACGTCTACATCCGTGAATGTTCTCATTTCGCTTTAGGCAAAAAATACTTGGTTACGTCCTCAACCAGCACCAGCTCGCAGCCTGGATAGGATTTGGCGAAGCCAACGCGCAGCTCCGCCTCTGTTTGAAATTGCGCAGTGTTTACCACGCATTGCCCCCACGGGCGCTGGTAGGTAATTCGGAAAATCGGTCGTTGGTTTAGCATAGGGCAGCCGTCTGGCCTTGCCACCGTAGCAGCCGCTGCTACAGTGTGCAAGTACCTCGCCCAGCATCGTGCGCCTTAGCCATCCAACCCATATACGTCTCACCGCCGACCTGCAGCAGCGCCTTGACTTCTGGCGTGGTGATCGCATGAGCCGTGCCACTGCCATACGGCTGTTGCTGGAGCAGTCGCTTGATCTGCACCTGCACGGCATCCTGCCAGCCACTAAGCGATGAGCCTATCCGAAGAGCTTGCACGCCTGCCCGATGGGTGGGGATATGTTGCTGTCGATGATCAGAAGCGGCCATATCAAACCAAGTGGCAGGAGCGGCCACTCGATAAAGCCGGTCTGCAGGTTGAGTTAGAAGCTGGTAGCGCCAAGGCCATTGGAGTGTGTTGCGGTGTGCCGTCCGGTGGTCTGTTGTTTTTGGATCACGATGGCCGCAGCGCCAGCACCATCCTCCGCGACTGGGGTTGTCCCATGTCGTCGTTGCCGCGTTCATGGACCGTTACTAGTGGTCGTGATGGCAGGTTTCAGGTCATCTACCGCGTACCAGAGCAGTATTGGCCCGACATTGCCACACGCAAATACAAGACCGGCATCACCGACTCCGAAGGCAAACCCGAGCAAGTGGAGCTCCGTTGGACTGGTTGCCAATCTGTTGTAGCTGGTGCGCACCCGACAACTACCGGCTACCACTGGATCACCAAATACAGCCCTGAAGACCTCGACCTAGCAGAGGCACCGCTTTGCCTCATTGAGAAAATGCTCAAGCCGGTGGCACAGCCGGCACCATTGCTGGTGGCATCTGACGATGCAGCTAGGGCGCGGTCATACCTAGAGGCCCTGTCGGCTAGTCGCGCTGATGACTACGACGACTGGCTAGCAGTTGGCATGGCGCTCCATAGCGTCGGTGATGACAGACTTCTAGGCGACTGGGAACACTGGTCGGCGCAGTCCGGCAAGCACAAGCCCAGTGATTGCCAGCGCAAGTGGAAGAGCTTCAAAAAGTCCGGCATCAGCCTTGGCACCCTTGGCGATATGGCCAAAAAGGATGGCTGGCGGTCGCAACGGCAGGAACCAAGCCGGGGCGTGGCTAGCGGGAATGGCAAGCCGCCCATCATCACCAAACCCGAAAAGCTGGAAACTGCAGAGCTGCTAGCACTGCTGCGCAGTCAAGCTGATGAGATCCGTTACAACGTTTTTACCCAGCAAATCGAGATCAAAGAAAAGACCATCGATGGCGCTGATCGCTTCTATCTGAAACTGGCAGAGATGGGCTACAAGGTCGGCAAGGAGCTGGCTATTGACTGCTTGGTTCAAGTGGCCAATGAAAATCCCTACAACCCAGTCACCGAATACCTGCTCCACTGCGAGCGGCATGTTGAGCCGACCTACATCGATGGTCTGGCTACCGCCTATCTCCGACCAGGCGATGACGGCGCCACCATCTACGATGAGATGCTAAAGCGCACGCTAATTGGTGCTGTTGCTCGTGCTTTTGACCCTGGTTACAAGCATGACACTGCTTGCGTAATCATGGGCGATCAAGGTGCTTATAAGTCTAGTTTCTGGGGATGTTTAGGCGGCCCATTTTATTCCGATGCTTTAGGTGACATCAGCACCAAGGATGATGTCATGGTTTTGCATCGTTCATGGATTATGGAATGGGCAGAATTGGATCATATCACTAACCGCAAACATGCCGGTCAGGTAAAGGCATTCCTCTCGCAAGCCATTGACTTGCTCAGGGTGCCATATGGTAAGGCTGTTGAGGCATTTCCTAGGCGTGGCATTATTGTTGGCACCACCAACAAGACTACGGGATTCTTGGTTGATGAAACCGGAAACCGTCGCTTCTGGGTGATACCTACAACCAAAACACAGGTGGATCAAATCAACACCGCAGCGCTGTGCATGGAACGCGACGCGATCTGGTCCGCTGCTGTCCACGCATATCGAAATGGCGAAACTAATCGTTTGCCAGTTGCAATGGAACTTGCAGTGCAGCAGGAAAATGATGCTTACATGATCGAATCACCATGGCGTCTAGCTATCCTTACCTACCTAGCAGATCGGCGCTCTGCTGATGTATTGACCTCTGAAGAGATCCTTGCAAAGGCTATACAAAAACCGATGGAGCGCCAGACCAAAGTGGACCAGATGCAGGTTGCATCCATCCTTAAAGAGCTTGGTTGGACCAAGCGCCGCGAATCATCCGGCAAGCGCCGCTGGTACTACCAGTTAGACGACCAACCTAGGGGCTAGACGGCGGGATCCATTCTGGCGCAGTGGATCTCAGCCGCCTAACCTCCGGTCCGACCTACCTCCCTTAGAGAGTTACCCCACACCCCCCCTACTCCTCTATTTACTTATTTTCTTTAAGAGGTTAGGTTGGTTAGACGGTCGGACAAACCCAGTCATACCAAGGCGTCTAACCTCGTCCAACCTCCAAACGCCCATGCAAGAGATCAAAGTTCGTTTTGAAGCCACCGATCTGGCGGCATTGGACCGCCAAGCAGCTACCGCTGGCACCTCCCGTGCTGCGTTGATTCGTGACAGAGCATTAAGACGGCTGACCACGGCGGAGTATCATGCGTTGGTGGCTGATGCCGTTGCCTTCATGCGCGGTGATCTGCCCAGGATGCAAGTTGAAACACTTATCGCTTATGTCATCACCAGACTTGATCAACATCCCAGCCAAGCAGTCGCCGGTCATCAACCGACTTCATGACTGCATGACACAAGCGCTTGCATACGCCGCGGCCATCCGCGACAATGCTCAAGACGACGGCCAACCAATCCCTATGGATCTGGTCATCAGCTTTGAAGACGACTACAACAAAATCATCGCCTCACTCCATGAAGCTCATCACCTCGCAAGTTGACCTGGATCACGCCTTACGCACCATTGCACCAGCCGTTGGTGTCCGCAGCTCACACCCGATCCTTGACTGCTGCCTGATCACCGCCGCTAACGCCACTGCCACCATCACCGGCTTCAACCTTGACCTCGGCATTACCGTCACCATCCCAGCAGCCGTTGGCGTTGCCGGCGCCATGGCACTCCCGTATCGGCTCCTAGCTGGCCTTGTAAGCCGCATGGATGACACGGAGGCTGTGGAGATCGCAGACGGCACTGTGAGCGCTTCTGGAGGCTCTTACGGCCTTGCTGGGCAGGATGCAGCCGATTATCCGGCAATGCCGGTTGTAGAGGCTCCTAGCGCCGACCTGGACATCACCGCCAGTGTGCGTGCCTGTCTCATGGCAGCCAGCACTGACGCATCCAAGCAAGTGTTACAAGGCGTTCACCTAGCCAACGGCTTCATGGAGGCCACTGACGGCCATCGCTTGGTGCGGCTGCCGGTGCCATTACCCGATGGCATTAACCTCACCCTGCCGGCCAGCACCATGAAATTGCTGCAAGACCGCACCGTGGGCATCGCAGCCGCTAATGGTCAGGCGGTCATCGATGCAGGTGATGGCATCACCATCTACAGCCGCATCCTGGGTGGCACTTACCCCGACGTGGCAAAGCTCATCCCCGCCACCTTCGACACCGCCATCACCCTTGATCGTCATCGTTTCACCCGATGCCTAGAGCGTGTTGCGCTCATCGGTGAAATCGTCAAACTACTCATTGGCGACAATGGCACCATGATCATCAGCGCTGAAGCGGATGCCAGCAATGGCACCGAAGCCATCAAGTACACCGGCACCACTGGCAAGCTGGCGATAGCCTTCAACGTGCATTACCTGCTCGATGGCCTAAAAGCATTCCGCTCGTCGGAATCTGTTACACTATCTGCAAATGGTGCTACTACTCCCGTAGTTATCACGCCATCCAATGCATCGGATCAGACTTACTTGATAATGCCTGTGCAAATTAGCAGTTGAAACCCGCACGCCGCCACTACAAGCTCAATGATGATGTGATCAACAAGGTGCGCTTTCTCTGTGAGTACGGCGCACCTCTTGAGCACATCGCGCCGGCTGTTGGTGTATCGGCTAGGGCAATGATGCAATGGCTGGATAATGCAAAATCTGCTGACGCTACATCTCAAGAAGTGCAGCTTTTGCAGGCTGTCAATGAAGG